ATGTAAATCTGCCGACGTGCTTGAACCGCCATTAGTAATAATTACTAAATCGGTATAAGTGCCAGCAATAGAACTAAAAGTAACTGATGCAGCACTTGATGCCGTAGTGGTAGTTGCTATCGGTGTATAAGTTGATCCTGCTGCCATGGCTATCCCTTTATCCCGTAGAGTGCAAATGATGAGTATTGCATCATATTTCCATCATAAGCAGTTAAGACTATGTTGCTGACTGCAGCAGTATTATTCCAACTTACAGAGGATAAATAAATTTCCCCTGACCCGTTGAAATCGCCACCTGATAAAGCGCGAGTTGTAGTGTTTTTATTTGTGTTGGCATAATCTAAAATATCTACAACCGCGCCACCGAAACAGCTTGCAGTGTTATTGTTGTCAGGAATCATAAAAGTATAGTTTGGGCCATTGTTTGCAGCAGCAGCAGCAGCTGCGCCGTTACCTCGTAAATAGTGAGTCCAATAGTTTGTAAGTGTGGTATCGCTGTTATATGTCGCTCTGACAGCAGTAAGGCCAGTATATGCACCAGCGCATCGTGCAGTCACTCTAATTTGTAAGTGCGTATAAGTAGCGGGAATACTGCTAAAAGTTACAGATGCAGCAGCACTTCCTAGGGTAGTCGTAGCAATAGACTCATAGTCATTTACAGGCGTGGGGACCTGAGGCGCTAAAATACTGCTAACGATATTGAGCATTATGCAATAGCCCCGACTACATACCATGTATCAGTTGCTACCTTGATGCAGGCAGCGCTCTTGTATTGTGCAAGTGTTGGAGATGCAGCCGTTGCACCTGCACTTAGCACCGTAGTTGTGCCAGGTGTTACTGCTGAGATTGTGCAAGTACCAGCACCGATATTGAGCACTGTTATCACTGATCCAACAGGAACAGCAACGGATGCGTTAGTAGGAATCTTGAAAGCAATCGCTGTTGCCTTGTTCATCTGTACGAGTGTCTGATATGAGTCTACTAGCACTGCTGTGTAATCGGCAGTCTGTGTAGTCTGCAATGTGAAGGCAACAAGTCCATTGAACATTGCTGCGCTCATCACGTCACCTGTGACTGCTGGAAATCCTGTTGCCATTATTGCTCCTTAGTATGCTAAAACGCTAGTGCCAAGGATACCGTATAGGGAACTACCTATAATGAATCCATCGATGATTGGTTCTTGCGTGGTGAGGGTTGTTTTCCAAGTGTTAGGGGTAATCGCATGAGCGATGCCTTGGACTTGGAGAGTCTTGGTTATTGTTGATCCTGCTGGTTGTGTGTTAGTTATCTGAACTTGGTCAAAGTAGTCAAGGTCAAGAGCAGCCGTTACTCCTGCGCTGTAGTTAGCTGTCATGAGGTCGAGCGTCATGGAGTCGATGCGAATGGTTGTGTCCTTGTGGGATGCAACGTAAGCCTTAGCAATGTTGAGCGCTTCTGCATCTGTTTCAACGATGAGGTTGGAATATGAAAGACTATGAGTGAAGTAGGTTGTAACGCTTGCGCTATCGGTTGAGACCTGAGCAGTGCCACCTGTGCGTTGGACTGACACGTTATTGACTACCTGCTTGTCATCAAAGGCGAATGTCACATTGGCATAATTGATGCCACTGCCATCTTGATTGAATACTGTTGGAGCTGTGCCAGCAGCTGCTAAAACCTGAGAGCGTGACTTGAATACTGCAACGCCATTGGGATCCATGTAGAAAGCGCCATACTCTGATTGTTCTACGTTTCGAGCCGCTTGAAGCACCGAGCGAACACTGGTATCAACTGAACTAGCCTGACAGGTCGAATTTCCCGTTGCAAAACTACGCATGTTATTTGGCCATGTAACCATGTCCAGAATCTTGCCTAAGCGTGTGCCTGTGGCCTGTGATGCTGTGCCGTCTGTGATTGTCGTGATGTTGGACATGTTGAACAAGCGGAAGGCATCAACGCATGAGATTTCAACGAATCCAATTTCCTGACCGACTGGATAGGTGTATTTATAGTCAGTTGTATAGCCTGAGAAGATATTGTAAGCAGTACCGTTGTCAGCAGTAATGCGTACCTTTCTAAGAGGCTGTAGGTAGCCATAGAGCGGAGATGACGTGTTCTGGGGGTTGAAGTCCGAATTAGGGTCTAATACTTTTATAGTGGCTGTGCCAGCCTCGTAAAGGTCTTGATTGATGTTTCTGCCTCTTTTGGTGTCAATCTTTACTGTTTGAGCCGTTACATCAAGAATCAGTGCTGGTGTCGTTGTTGCGCCAAGAGTTCCTACTCCACCAAGTTTGCCATATACAGGATCACCAATAGTGAATGGGACACCGAATATCGGGCCATCTGAGAAGTTGATTGTTACCGACAGGGTTGCTGGCAATGCCATTACATTGGCCTAACGGTTGTCCATTGTCCAGCAGAACCGCCATTTTGACTTGAAGTCTCTTGGAAGTAATTGAAAGATTCACCAACGGTCTTGCCATCTAATTGAACTACAACATTGACGTTGTTTGTTGGTGCAAACATTCCAGCAGCGCCAAACAGTCCAGAATTGGGATTGAATACCTCAGCATTGCTTGAGATTGATGAAAGGGTAGGCAAGACATTTGTCGATGTGCTTGCAGTATCTCCTGCGCCAGCACCACCATCTGTACCGCCACCACCGCCTGTAGATTTCATGCCTAGAGTTGCAGCAATAAGAGCTGCTTTTCTTGCAGCCTCATCAAGGTAAGTAATCCAATCTTCGAAAGGATTTCTTGCTTTAGGTAAGTCTTTTAGCCAAATGGACAATCCTCTTGTGATGCCTTCTACCTTGGAAAGTTCATTAGCCGCGTTCATGATTTCAGCGCTATTGCCACCAATGATTGCTGCTTGTAATTCTAGGCGCTTCTTTTCTTCTTCAGAGATTTTGCCTTTGAGTGCCGCTGCAATTTGGATCTGTTCTAAGTCAAAGATGCCTTGAGCCTTCTTGACTAGCGCAATTCTTTTTTGTTCTTCTAGCAGAGCCTTTTGCGCTTTGATTTGAGCAGCAGCTAATTCCTTAGCGCGCTTGGCAGCATCTTTTTCTAACTTAGCAAGAATCTCACGCTGTTTCTTCTTATCCAGTTCTTCCTTGGATACAGGCGTAGCCTTAGGAGCAGGAAGTCCACCAGCTTTGCCAGCAAAGCCTTGAAATATATTTTTAGGAAGATTCTTCAATAAACTTAGAATACTTGTGACACCACCGATGGCTGTGCCAGTGGCTAAGGATATGCCGTTGATTGCGCTGGCTATGTTATCGATGGCCTTGACTGCATCGCTTGTCTCAGTGCCACCGGCCATACGAGCAAAGGAATCGACTAGACCTTTACCTATTTTCTCTTTAGCGTTATCAACTGCCACGCCAAGAACATCAAACTTGAATGAAGTTGTGTCCATGTAGGCATTAGCTGCACCTGTTGATTGCTTGAGCAAGATTCCTAGAATGTCAGAAAATGATTTGGTCTTGAGTTCTGATTGTGTCAGTCCTGTGTTGTACTTTTTTAGGCCTCGTGTAATACCTACATAACCATTAGCCAAGTCTTGTGAGACAGTAGCCAAGTCCACGCCCTTAGCGCGACTGATTGTAATTGCATCACTAAGAAGTTTCTGAGAAGCTGTCAATGATCCAGTGGTAGTAATCAATCCCTGAAAAGCTGGTCTAAGAATATCGTCAGCAATGCCAGCAGTTGATTCAAGATTCTTGATAAACATGTCGATTGCAGGATTAGCAAAGGCAATTCCAAGGTTATCAACTGCCACTGTCAATCTCTTGGCAGATGCTTCGTCTGCACTGAAAGCCTTCACTGATGCCTTACCGAAGGCGATTACAGCTTGAGTACCGAACGCTAAACCGAATGCACTAGCAAGAGTCCTAACGGACTTGGTTAGGGTCGCAGTGGCTTGTTCTGCTTGACTAAAGGCTTTCTTGCCAGTGTATTCAGCAGCAATATCAATCTTGACTACTGGCATTATTTCACCGCCTTAGTTGTTTGATTCAACTTGTCTTTAGAGTTTTCAATGGCTCGCAATACGCCATCTTGAGCCTTGCCACGATCTTCTTCATAAGCGCGATAAAGAGCGCGACCTTCCATTGCACCTTTGCCTTGCATGTCATTCTGATACTTCTTGCTGAAGTTCTTGACGAAAAGGCTATTAGGATTCTTGCGACCAGCAGTTTCATAGATAGAACCAGCACGAGTCTTATTGAACAATTGTGCTAAAGAACGAAAACCGCGAGAGTTAGGCTTTGATGGTGTGGTCTTGTATCCCACGTTAGCCTTGACAATAGATGCAACGTATTTAGGAAACTTGGCATTAGAGAACGCAGAACTTTGAGCAGTAATCTGTTTGCCTGTTACTGACCAGTTAGAGATTATTTGAGATTCACTAGGCATGTAACCGCGAGCGTCGCGAACTACTGGCTTGAGAGCTGTAGCCATCTCTTTAGGTAATGCTCTCGCTAAATCTGGACTGAACTCGCGCAGTGCTTTGCGG